GTATCTGGTGAGCCATGAGGAGATTCTGGACGTACTGGGGCTGCTTTCCAAGTCCGCCCGCCCAAAACCGAACCGAAAAGGCCAGCCGAGACGCATCTACGCGCCGGAGTTCAAGGCAGAGGCAATGCAGCGCCTGCGCTCCGGAGAATCTTTCCGGCGGGTGGCTGAGGATATGGGCGTCAATGTGCGGACCATGGCTACATGGGCCTATCATGTACGAAGGGAGAAAAAAGACTGATGCCAAACTGTAAGTTTTGCGGTAAACCCGTAATATCCGCGCGCGTGATGCACGCCCACTGCTGGGAGATGAAAGTCATGGAGCTGATGGAAACCGTCTGCGACAGCTATTGCCGCTGGCCGCTGGAGTGTAAGAGTTCCGAAGAACTGGAAGAAAAGCACTGTGCTGACTGTGTGCTGATCCAGGCGCTCAACCTCGGGCTGTGAGTGTTGGAAAAGGCCCCGCATACGCGGGGCCAAGGCTCTTCACGGATAAAATATCCGGATAGGCGATTCATCGGGATGCAAACTGTTCCACATTTCGACAATATCCAGCGGCATCAACCGGAACCCCTTTTTAGAAATACATACACCGTTGCCGAGGTCGGTCAGCACTTTGTAGAGCACCACGACCGCACCGCGCTGCAGTCCGGAGATCCACTGACGGATGACAAGAGCTTGAAGATCGGATACGGCCTGTTGTTTGAGCCAACCTGTTTGCATCGTCGAATCACCATCCCGCTCCACAACACGTCCCATAAGAAGGTCGTAAACAGCCGGGTCAAAGTCCTTCCCTGCATTCCAGTCGTCCACGAGCTTTTCAAGCGTGGCGCGTGTCTGCTCCGGGTCGGCAGCATACGCTTCATGGAGTACGCTTTCGCCCGCGCATTCGTCAATCATGGCGCTGAGTTCGTCAACTGTCATAACATCTCTCCTTTTCTCATGGTTCTGTAAAGAGCGAATTCGTTCCGATCCGGTTACACATGCGGGGCCGCGGCCCAGGAGGGCCGGCGTGGCCGGTCGTAACGGCAGCCCCGCACCAAAAGCCCTGCCCGGAGAACCATCCAAGCGGGGCTAAAGAAGAAGTATGGAGCTGAAAGGATTTAAGGCTCCACACGTACAGGATACCACGGCCCGGCGGCCGTTTCAACTCTGTTTTTTAGGAGCGTGATAGGATTGACCATTCAACAGTGGCGCAGCCTGCGCCGCAACCGGAGATGCAGGTACTGCGCATATGTCCATACCGTTTATGGCCGGGACGGGAGCATCTGCTTCTGCCGGGCAAAAGAAAAGCTTGTGTATGAGGGTCTGCCCCGCTGGTTCTGTCCGATATACACAGTGGAGGATTCATGATGACATTAAAAGATTGTACTAAGGCGGAACTACTGTGGATCATTGACCGGCTGCGCAATCGTGGTTTGTATCGGCTGGATACTATCATCGCCATCGCTTTGAACGATCTGGAATATCAGCGTGAGCAAAAGAAGCTGGATGAAGCCGACCGATTGAATGAGGAGTCCGCACGACTTCGGCAACAGGCGGCGGAGCTGCTGACGCCATACGAAGGCAAGCCTATCCTGGACATCCCGGCAGACGTGCTTGACCATGCGTCTGCCATCCTTGAGGAAGCGCAGGCACTGGAAGAGAAGTGGAACAGACTCATGAAGGTGTGAAAGGAGTGTTCTATACCATGGAACAAATAAACATGACGAAATATCTGCCCTGCACCACCCGTCTGGTGGGTGGCACACTGTACATACTGGACGGCGAGGGGCGTGTGCAGCGCCGCCTGGACCCGCTGCAAACGGCCATCGAGTGGTTCCAGATGAGCAACGACGCCTTCTATGCGCGGTACGGTGTGAACTGGATCCCGAAGGAGCCGTACTATTCGCAGGCGCGCCGGATGGTGCATTCGGGAGATGGCCGCCATGCGTGAAGTTATCCGGGGCTGTGCCCCGGCCGTAATGCAGCCCCCTGCCCGATTGGGCCGGGGCCGGTCCCAAGCCCGGAAAATGCAGAGGGCGGAATTTTGAGAAAGGATGTGGATACATATGGCAAGGAAAAAGCTGCACCGGGAGCCTGTGCTGAAGGACTGGGCGGAAGTGAACGACGCGCTGCGCAGCATCCACGAGTACGAGCACGCGCTGACGGAGATGGGCGTGGATATGTCGCGGCGCATCGACGCCGTGAAAGCTGAATACACCAAAAGCGCGGAGCCGCTGCAGAAGCGTGTCAAACAGCTGGAAACGGACGTTCAGGAGTATGTGGAGGCGCACCGGGAAGATATGGCCGGGAAAAGCCGCCAGCTGACGTTTGGGCGTGTAGGCTTCCGGCAGTCCACGCGGCTGATTTTGGCGAATGCGAAGGTGCCGCAGGCCATCGCCACGCTGCTGGCCATGGGGCGCAGGGAGCTCGTGAAGACGGAACAGAAACTGGACCGGGACGCTCTCAAACAGCAGCCGGAGGAAGTTCTGGAGGCTGTGGGCGCGTATCTGAAAACCACGGATGAATTTTTCTACGACACGGGCGACGCCGTGCCGGAGGAGTAACAAGGAAGGAGGAGCAGCTATGGGTGCTCGGAGACAAGAAAAAGACGGGATAAAATATATCTATGCGCTGGGCCGCGAGTTGGGTTTGTCCGATTCAGCGCTGGGCCATGACGATGATCTGCATATTCTGGTGGAAGGCGTCACCGGCTGCTCCTCCATCAAAGAACTGTCGGCGGCGGAGCAGGACGCCGTCATTCATGAGCTGCTCCGCCGCAAGGCTGCGGCAGCGCCGGAGACGCTGCACAGGAGCAAAAAGCCGCGTCATTACAATGAAATACCGGGCCGCATGACGGCAAAACAACAAAAATACGCCTGGTTTCTCATGAGTGAACTTGAAAAATATGACCCAGCCCCTGATGGTATATCGCTGCGCTACCGTCTGAGCGGCCTCATCGTAAAACAGTTCCACATGACCAGCTTCCCGGAAGATCCTTTCCGGTTTCTGACCTGTGCCCAGGGTGCTGCCTTGATCAACGGCATCAAGCGGATGGCCGAGGCTGCCGAGCTGAAATACCTGCACAGCGACCGATATCGCCGGGATGTTGAGGCGGTGCAGCATGAATGTTGAGCTGCTGGAACTGCTGGAGCTGGACGACTTGCAAGGTGAGGTACGTGAGCTGGCGGAGTGTATTGGAATGGAAGCTTTCCGGCGGCTGCTGGAACGTTATGGCGGTACCGGAAAAATGTATATCCCACAGCCGGATAAGGTAGTGATCCCTGTGCGTGATGTGCTGATTCGCCGGGAGTACAACGGATACAACACCTATGAGCTGGCGCGCAAGTGGAATCTGAGCGACGCATATGTACGGCAAATCGTCAAGGATAAAGCGGCAGAGATCCGCCGGGCACCACCGGATGGGCAGCTGACATTTGACGACCTCCCGCAGAAAATTGGGAGAAATAGTTCACCTGAACAGTCTATAAAAGATAAGGTATGATGAACTCACAACGAGGGCATCGTGCCTTATCTTTTTGTATTTCGGAGGAAATCACAATGACGTTCGACGCCGGAACCTGGTGGCTTCTGACAGTCATCGTAACAACGGTGGTAGGGCTGGTGGGCTTTTTGTTTGGCCGCTCGGTGTTTCGGCAACTGGATGAAAACCGGGCAGATATCAAAGAAGTGCGCGAGAACTATACCCCGCGCACCGACCACCAGAAGGACCTGGAAGCGGTGCGGCGCGAAATGAAGGAAATGCGCACGGAAATGCGGACGGAGATCCGGCAGATGAGCGACGATGTGAAAGACATCAAGGAAAATTGTATCCGGCGCGAGGAATTTGTTTCGCACCAGCTGAAGCTGGAGAACAAGCTGGATCGTCTGATGGAGTTCATGATGAAGCAGGGAGGCAACTGAGATGGACGAAAATGAACTGCGCCGAAAGATGCAGGCCGGAGAGCTTGCGGCCAATAACGGAACTGTGATGCGCACACTGGCCATCGCGGGCTGCGATTTCAAATTTTTAAAGCTGAAGAGCCTGCTGCTGGCGCTGGCGGGCGGCATGGACCGGATGGCGCTGTGCAGCAGCATCAACTACCTGGCGGACAGCGGATACCTGCAGGTGCGATGCATCGAGGACAAGGCTCCGTCCAGCGTTTCGGACGCAGAGCTGGAGGAACTGGAGGTCAAGCTGACGCCGCGCGGCATCCAGCTGCAGCGCTGCGTGAAGAAAGACCCGCTGGTGGATATGTAGGAGGGCTTGAGGATGCGCGGAAAAAACAGGAGCCGCAGCACCATATCACAGCTGCCGCCCGAGGTCCGCGACGTCGTGGATGAGATGGTGAAAGCGACGAACACCTGCACGCTCGCGGATATTCAGAAGTATCTGGCGAGCCTAGACGTCACACTGAGCCTGCAGGCAATCAGCACCTACAGCAGAAAGCTGCTGGCCTCGCTGGAGGATATCCGTGTGACAAACGAGCGGATGAACGCCATGGTACGGGAAGCGGCGAAGTATCCGGAGCTGGATTTTTCCGAGGTGACCAA